GCAAACGATTTTTTCTTAAGTGTTTGTTGCTCATCAAGATAACTTTCTGTATGATTTTGACGTAGTTGTCCTACAACAGTTGCTGGATCCATGTTCAACGCACGAATCACACTTGGATACAGTGAATTCAAATCCATTGAGCCTACCCAGTCATGTAGTCCTTTTTTAGGATATGCAACGTAAGCACCAGCCGCCTGTGCAGAACCAGGCTCTCTGTGTACTCTGTTAGGAACTACAAAGCCACGTCTATGTGCTTCATTAATGATTGCTTGTTCTGTAACTGCAACAGCACCCATTGTGGTGGGTAGCAAAACTGTATTTGCATGTGCAAGTTCATTGGCTAGATCAATAAACTTTAGTTTTTGGTCCAACTTGTCCAGTAGTGCAACGTCTTGTCGGTTGTATTCGATAAACGTTCGGAAGTCATTGTTATAAAGTTGATCGAGCGTACCTTCGTACACAGTCTTCTTTTCACCGACTTCCATTTCACCAATGGCATCAAGCCTGTAAGTGTGTCTTTCTTCATACGTGTATTTACGATACAATTCCAAACTATCTAAATGCTGTCTGCCTATTAGGTCATAGGTTTCCTGTTCTCTTCCGTACTTTTCAAATGTACGTTTTTTAGGATATTGATCCCACAAACAAAAACGTCTTGTATCTTCTTTTGAAAGTACCCTTGTAATTCTGTTTACAGTGTAAGGAATATCATAACCTTCGCTGTTCCAACCTGATAAAATATCTGCGTCTTTAATTAAGTCCAAAAACGTGTCAAGCATTTCTGCTTCTGTTTCAAACAGGTATGTGTTAGGAAAATCTTTACATTCTTCCTTTGCCTGTTCCATAGTAAGTGTTTTAGGCGGAAGTGCTAGTGTGATAAGGCTGTCAAGCCACTGTAGGTGTACTGTGATAGCAGTAATAGCAGTAAATGGATCTTCGGGTGAACTGTATCCACGTTCTGGATCAAAGTCAACCTCAATATCAAAAAACGCAACATTTAGATTAGGAGCATCTTGGCCAAGATAATTTTCTTCAAGTAATCTGTATACAGGATTGATATCCGCTTCGTATAATCCGCGATGCTTGTTAATTTTTTGTTCTTTGAGAAAGTCTTTCCAACTTTTACAAACAACACGACTTACGCTATCGCCAAAGGTACTTTTTTGCTTACCTTTAGCATCGCCATAATAGAATACATATCTTGCGGGGAATTCGCGAAACTCTCTTTCGCCTTTTTTGTTTCTCTCTACGACCTTGATTATGTCTTTATCACGATCCCAGAGTGCGTCTACGTAACTCAAATGTTTCTCCTATACATACCACTTGCGGCTGGCAAATACCAATTATGTCGTTTATGGCCGACTGACCTTCTTCAACATTATTTACTATTATACGTTCTGTGCCTAAAAAAATCAAGCCTTAATTTATCTTTTACCACCAATTTGCCGCAACACCAAATCCAAATACATTTACACATGCAAAGTATCCAGTTAGCAACATGATCCAAGCGGCACCTCTACGCCAACTTGCATACACTTGTGTAATACTTCCTACAAAGAATCCAGGATAAACAACAAGCATATTAGGATCCCTTGCATTAAATGCCAGCGTCATACTTGCTCCAACAGTAAAGATAAAACTAACAAGTTCAAATGAAAATGCTATTTTATCACTCTTGTAAGAGTTTATCCAAAAGTCTTTTACTTTTTGCAAAATTAAACTTTGTCCTTGCCTGTAGTAACAATGATGTTTTCTAAATCTTCAAATTCATCAACTGCTTTATGCCATTCGCCTTTTTGTGCTATTTTAATTGCCTTATTAATTAATGATGGTTTAATATCTAATTCTTCTGATACTGCTTTTACAGTATCACGTAATCCTTCTTGTAGGTCCTGTACTTCTGTTAGTACAGTTACACCTTCGTTTACAATTTGGACTAGTTTGGCTTTTTCTTCTGCGCCAAAAGTTCTGTCACTCATTCGAGACTCCTTTGTTAATAATTTTATATTGTATATAGATTTATGCTAAATGTCAAGAACTTTAAACGGAATTGGCACCGATTTATCTAGACAAGTAAACCAAACATTGTTTGGACCAATATGATGATTGTTTGGTAGTAGTTCATTTACTGCTTTATTCACACCAGGAAAATCCATATCGTGTCCGCAAAGCCAACCGTTGGATTTGAGTTTTGGAGTGTAATATTCTATATCACCTTTAACACTTTCATAATCATGACTTGCATCAATAAACACAAAATCTAAACTGTTATCTTCAATTTGATCGTGTACTTGATGACTATGACCTTGTATTGCTTTTAGTCGAGGTCCGTATTTTAATATTACATTATCTTTGTAAAACAATTTAATATCATAGTCAATAGCATACATTTTTAGATTGGTAAATGCATTTAGCAAGTGAAAAGTAGTTCTTCCGTTGCGTACTCCCACTTCGCAACCTACTGTGGGGTTAAATTTTTTTAATAAATCTGCTAGGAAATAGTCTCTTTTGTTTGGACCATTATATTCTATTGTTCTTTTAATTTTAATTTTATCTTTTGCCATGCTTCTTCGAATCCGTCTTCGTGTATGTACGACTCTTCGTTATACCATACTCTTTTAAAATATGAATCATAACTGTCTAGTATGCATCTATGTGTTGTGTTTAAATGTCCTTTGACTAGCCAAAATAGTCTATAAGCCTCTTTGACATCTATATCATTCAATCTTTTAACCCTTCGCCTTTGTCCTTGTATGCCCATTCATCTGTATGTCCAACACTCCACTTTGGATTGTTTTCAACTGTGTAATTTTGTGTGCAGACTTTAAAGTCTGGTGTTTTTCTTTCTGAAGGAATTAAACTTTGATCTGTAAACACAACTCTGTTATTTGGCTGTGCCGCAAACTGTCCGTTATCAAGTTTTAAAATATTAAATGTTTTGTGTTCTGGATCGTGTTCTGAAAAGTTAGTATCAAGTGTTGAACTTTGTGCGTGGCAAGTATCAAGTGTAAACAAGTATTCTCCTTTGTGCATTTTGCGATCCTTACCAAAGAATTCACAATCACAAAGCATAGGTTTTTTAATTACTGTAATGTCATAGTCAAAACAGTCCCATATCTGAAGTGTGTCTAGTGGAAGTTGATTGTCTTTATCGTAGTCCTGTTTCCATACAAAGGCACTTATAGGTAACTTATCATATAATGCACCGTATTCAACCAGTAGGGTTTCAAAGTATAATGCTTTTGATTGTATGCTTCTAATACTAATCCACATACCAGGAGTAAGTTCTCCGTGACCTTTTTGATGATCATATAGATATTCTTTTTTAACGAATACTTCAATAGGTGGTAGGTTGTGTACTAGAAAAGCCATAGTAACCCTTTTGTTTATTAACTACTACTATTTAGTTTTTTTGGCTGTTACTTTTTTGGATCTGTGTAGTTTAGCGTGTGGAACTTTCAAGTTCTTTTTACCGTATATGTCGCCTATCTTATGTGTATACGACATGTGTGCCGGATCTAATCCGTAAAAATAATCTGTTACTTCACGGATTTTCATTGCTAAACCTTACGCTACGGGTCGATTATCTCGTCTAACAGGTTGATCATTAGGACCAGCAGTAGGACGAGCGAAAGTATCAGGCAATTTATCATTAGGACCAGCAGTAGGACGAGCGAAAGTATCAGGCAATTTATCATTAGGACCAGCCATAGGTTGATGTTCTCGATTATTAGGACCAGCCATAGGTTGATGTTCTTGATTCTTTTGTAAGAATTTTTCTAATGCATCAATAGTATTTTGTAAATCACGTTCTTCGGTTGGTTTAGCAGACATACCCTGCATGCCTTTGAGCATTGGTATCATCATTTTAACTAGTTTATTCATTTGCTGAACCGGACCTATTTTTTCTAGAATACCTAAAAACTTTTCCATTGCTTGGTCTGGCGGAATAGTGCCTTGTTGAAATCCTTGATTTGTTTGCTTTAATTGTCTTATAAGCATTTGATCGTTTTCGTTTGTGTTAGCAGATGGTAGTGTTCCGGCAATCCATTTTTTCAAACGTGCAAGAAGACTAGATGTTTGCTGTCCAGTTGTTTTTGTTTTTACATCTTTATTATGACCAAAAGTTTTATCAAGCGACTGTTTAACATCACTAAAATTACCTTGTTCACATACTTCTTTAATTAACATAACTACTCCTTACAATGGTCGCACTTACAAGTGTAACATACATCGTTAGCACACTTTTCACACTCTTTACCGCAATGATGTTCGCAACCACAATTTTCGCATTTACAATCAGTCATTAGTTACTCTCCAACTCTTTTAAGAAACTTGCGAATCCTCTTTCTAAAGATTCTGCTGTAGTTTCTTCACGTTCTTTTTCTAATCTTGCTTTACGTCTTTTTATTTCTGCTTGCAATTCAGGATCCTTTGCTGTATTTGGATCTGCTTGTAAGTCTTGTAATGCTTTTCTTTTTTCTCTATAGTCTTCGTCACTAATTTCATTTAGTTTTTGAATACTTTCAAAAATAGTATTCAGTTTACTTTCAATGTTACTTAATCTAGTGTCAACTTCACTCCACTTATCTGTAGATTGATTTGATACAATGTGCATACTATTTGGATTAGGATTAGCAGGTTTTGGTCTTTGTTGTGGTTTGTTTATGCCTGCTAGTGCCGCCATATCATTAGATGCAATATCACTTACGCCTGGAATATGTTTTCCATTTAAACCTTCGTTGAGCATTTGTGCTGTTTTTACAGGATCTTGTGTATTGCTTGAAGATGGTTTAGTTGGAGCATCTGGCACAAGACCTTTATTTTCAATGCCTAGTTTTGAAAAAGTGTTTAGTATTTTTTGTAAGTCTGCCATTGCCTATTCCTTATGGTGTGTAGTTAGCACCAGCACTGAAGTTCCACTTGCCGTCCATCCAAATAACAGTAACCAATGTCCAGTCTGCTAAATTAAGTCCATTAGTATTTTCCCAGGGAGCCCACACACCTGAAGATTCTTTGTATTGATATCTGC